TTGCACTTTCCAATGAAATCATTGCCAAAGGCTTGAACATACACACTCCAAAATTACCTGCCGTTCCTGTGGTGGCAGTAACGGTTACTGATTCAATACTTTCCACACCTGTATCACCCGCTTGTAATGGAATAGGAAGTAAAACACCTGCCTCTCTAAAACCTGTATTCCCAATTGATATGGCAGTAGATGTTCTACCTGATGTTCCTGCTGAATTTGTGTAGCTTATTGTTACCGTTGTCGCAGTTGTTCCTACTGTTGTATAAACTACAATTCCTGCCATAACACCTTCACCCGATGTATACCTTGTAAGTGCTGCGGTTGGTAAGTTGGTAGTTTGGGCAGTAGTTAAAGTTCCATTCAGTCCTCCGCTAACATTTAACAAATCAACTAAAAGCATACCGCCTGCGCCAAATGTTGAAGTATTAAATCTACCGCCCAAAAATGTAAGTCGCCCTGTTGATATGTTAGGGATAGGCCCTATTGATTGAGCAGAATTTTTATTAAGAGCAACGCTTGTAGTTGGTGTAGCAGGTGCAGGATTAAAAGATTGCCAACTTGCGTTCAATCGCAAAGTTCTACTGATTGATGTGGATAGCTGAAAATCTGCAACACGATTTTCTTGTAGCTTTTCTACATATTCATCAAAGTCTGTTAGTGCCATTATTTTTCAATTGTTGCTAATGAACCAAATAATTCAGGTGCAGTTGCAGCACTTGGGATAAACATTAGTGCTAAACAAGCATTAGGGTCAATAACGGGTATGCCAGGCAATCCTGTTGTGTAATCTCTCCACCCCATTGTACCAGCTGCACCAACTGGAATCCATGCCAACGGTTGAGCAATGGTTATACCAAAGTTGCCTGCAGTTCCCGTTGTCGCAGTTAATTGTATTTGCTCAATAGCTTGTATTCCACTATCTCCTGCGGCTAAAGGTATTCTTTGCATTCTTGTAACCTCACGGAAACCCGTTGCACCTATATTAATAGTTGATGTTCTACTTCCTGTACCTGCTTGGTTTGTATAGGTCATTGTAAGGGTTGTAGATGCTGTTCCTATTATTGTATAAATCTCATAGAATGCAATATTCCCTGCGCCCCCTGTATTACGAGTAAGAGCAGGAGTTGGTGTTGAGCCTTGAATAGTTTGAGCTGCGGTTGAAATTCCCGAAAGTCCGCCCTCGTGAAATAACCTATCGTATAAAAGATAAACTCCCGCAGTTAATGGAGTAATAGATGCCCCAATTAAATGTTTATCTTTGCCACCACCTGCGGCAGTAAAAGGAATTGCACCATTAGTTGATTTAGTAGGTATATCGCCTACTGTTGGTACATCCCCCTTTGCAGGCATACCATCATAAGTCCATAAAGAACAACCTCTACCTGATATTGGTGCAGTTGCAGAAACACCTGCTACTCTTGGCACTTTGTGAAAAAAGATATTTTCAGGAGTACCACTATTGCCGCCTGTTTGTCGATTTATTAAATCGGATAAGTCAGTTATTGCTGCCATGTTATTTTAATTAATAATTTTATAAATACTGTAAATAAATATCTCCATCACTTCCACCTACAGGTGCTGCTGTTCCGCTTGTTATTGCTTTTTGTTTGCTATTAAATGTACTCCAATCTGATGAATTTAATGCACCTCTATTAGCTGCTGATGCCGTTGGTACATTTAAAGTTATTACAGGTGTTGTAGTTGGATTCGCTACTGAACTACTTAAATCAGTGCCACTTGTACCTAAAGTCAGAGCTGCAACAGATGTTACTGTTCCACTACCTCCACCGCCCCCAACTCCACCTGCTAAAAATTCTAATCTGCTTAAATAAGCATCTTCAATGTAAATTCCAATGTCGGGAGTCCCTGACGAAACAATAGTATAAAACTTAATGACTAATCTATCCGTACTCAACAAAGTAATTATAGACGGGTTGTAAATCTCTAACTCGTAGTCATCAATACTCAAAGTTATCGTTGTCGAAGTCACTGGAGTTGTCGCTAATAGCGTTTCAGTCCCTGCTAAGTTACGTTTGTACACTTCTGCAAAGATTGTCGCATTACCCCCGTTAGTTCGCTTAGCATGAAAGTGAGTTTTAAACACTCCCGTAGGAATAAATAGAGTGCCTGGACTTGATGGCTCGGTCACAAAAGTAGCTAACAAAGTAGTCCCCGAACAATTCGCAACCGTTACATCTTGACTGCCTCCCGTTGAAGGACTTGTAAGCATTTTATAGTAACCTCCTATATCGCTCGCAGTCTTAAAGAAAAACAAGTTTAAATCTGCAAATTGATTTGTCGCAAATTCTATTTGATTATTAGTAGCGTTATAAGTCCATACTTGCCCGTTGATAGGACTGCCGACTAATACTTTGATATTATCGATGTATTGAACTCCACTCTCAGCGATGGTCAAACCACTTGTGTTAATCAAAACAACATCGGTGATACCGGGCAATATGACGTTGTTATCGCCTTGAATAATTACATTTGAGTTATCCCCTCCTAAGTTATTCCCGTTACCCGTTACTACTATACCGTTGGTGTTATCGTTTATTACATTGCCTCCCGTAGCTAATAAACCTTTTTTAATTACGTTGCGTGTAGTGTTATAACCTCCGTCTTTCTCGCCTTGCCCGTTACCTCCACTTGATTGTAAGATAGTAGGTACAAAAGCATCTTGATACGCAAATTTTAAAAGTTTGCAAAGTGTTGTAGAGTTTCCGTTCGGGTCATAGTCTTGAACGGTTAATAATCTATACGCATTGTCTTTAACCCAGTATGTTTTTCGGAAGTCTAAATTTGCAATATCGTTTGGCCTAAGTTTAAACCATGCCTCTACTAATTTGGAATCCTTATTGCCTATTTGTTCCCATTGTGATTTATGGAATTGGTTGTAAAGATTATTATCGGTTGTGGTAACTCCCGAACTTTGAGGGGTTAAGTAATAATAAAAGTCTTGAACATCAAATGCAAGGTCATAATTTGGGGCGGTTAAATCATCGACGTGTCCTGCGTACGGGTAGGTTGTGTAATTAGTCGCTGATGTATTATTATAATTCCAATATCTCAGCTTCCCCGACTTCATGCCTCCAAAGTATGCAATGATCGGTTTAGGGGATTTCTCTTGCGTTTCGCCATCAAAGATGGTTCTCATAACTGTATTCTTGTCGTCATCAGTTTGTAAGGGAATTAAACAAAAAGGTATCTCTACTTTTTTAGTTTCTTTTACAAACTCATTATCAAAAATTAAATCCCTATATCCAAAATTAAAACTTGTCGCTTGTTTAAAAAGCTTATTTAAGTCATCCCCGTTCTCGGTGTAGGTAAATACTAACTCCTTGTTTTCTAATAGTCCCTGAGGCTTAATAGTAAAGTCCTTAGACGTATCTAATAACTCAGTCCAATCAACAATATCATCGGTGTAGTAAATATCTCTCGGCTCAATTACAACACCCGTTTCGTAAATAGGTGACATGTAAAGATTAAACATCTTAATTATTGCCATTAAGAAGTCCGTTTGTTTCATGTTAGGCAGGATTCTCTCAATTGGGAATGTTTGACCGTATTCTATTTGCCCATCAACATATTGAGTATATCGGTTTGTTGTATTTTTAAATGTTATTGAAGTTAAATCACTATTTGAAAAGACTTTAGACCTAATAAAATTAGCTACACAAAATCTAACTTCATCACCTGCCAATAATTCAACCGAATCTATTGCAATTCTAAAAGCATAGTCTTGAGTGCTTGTTGCCTGTATCGGTGTTTTTGCAGATTGAATATTTATATAACTACTGCCTCGTTTCCTAATTGCATAAAAATATAAATCGCCATTACCTGAGACATTTGTTACCCCTACAGTCCCCTCAACCTCAAAGTTAGTATATCCGTTTACAAGTTTAGTGAATGTTCCCGTAGTCGCATTGTATTGCCCTAAAGGATCAGAACCCGTTATATTATACTGAAGTGCATTTGCATAAATTAAACTTAAGTCCCCTGCATTTGCAGTTGATACTAAAGACAAGGTTTGATTTGTTGACCTTGTCGCAGTTACAATACTTGCAGCCTTTTCGCCTTCATTCATTTTGAACTTAGCGATATCACATTGAATGATTAACTTTTGGAATTGTGCCGTATTAAAAAAACTGGCAACCTCTACGGGTACTTCAGCCTCTTCAAAGATAGCATTGATAATATGCCCGACATAAATAAAAGGTTTAAAACTATTGTAGTTATGGCTTATAACCGTAGAAGCATCCCCATTGAAACCGAACTTATCCAACCCAACATCGACCATAGGATAAGTCAACTTAATAACGGGGTCAAATGTCGCAGTCCATGAATTTACTATCTCAGTATCATTCCATGTTGCCGTTCCCAAAGTGGTTAAATCGTTTAACGTCTTATCGGTTAGTCTTGAAAATATATCTATATTCTTTCCGTAGATAGTTATCGAGTAAGTTACTTGGTCATTGTTTAAAACCTTAATCTCGTTTAACTGACAATATCCGCTTATTTGTTGGAGGGTATCTTGATAGTAAATACAAGTAGCTTTCTTGCTCGGGTTGAAATCTGGGTTGAGTTGGTCTGAGTTTCTTATTGAAAAGGAAACATCAAACAAAGATTTAAAAACAAAATCATTCAGCTTACTGCCAGGTATGTCGACTGACTTACTAAAGTCCGATTGTCTTTTAGACGGGTCATCTATGTTGTAGACTTCCTTTGTGATGTTGATGTCTATGTCTTCAATGGTGTCAATTGAATATCCACCTATTACTAATTCATTCCTCATAGTCTTTGTCTTTTAGTGTCTGCACTCAATTCCACTTCCATAGTCACATTGAATAGTTTTTCTTTTATCGTTGACTTAGCTTGGTATTCAGTAGTTAAAATATTGACCGCTACAAACTGCCCTCCGATTATCATATAAATTAAAGGACTTTGAACTAACTCCTTAAGCCAAAGACTTGTTTCGCTATTTACATACCCACTGTTCAAAGTGTATTTTTGTTTACTTGAATTAAAAAAGTTACTCCGTTCGTGTGAGTAAGTGTTAAAGGTTATCCCTGAACTTGTCCTTGTGCCTTGTAGTCGATTGTAATTAGAACTTTGTACGGTTATGTTGTCATCAGCAATCTGAGTGAAATTAAACGCATCCATCCGCCCTAAAGGATTGAGCCAAAATAAACGATTGTAATTACCATCCCGTGTACACTCACAATCTATTTTAAAAGTCAAAGTATTTGAAACTATTGTCGGTGTGTTGTTTTCAAAACTGATTTCATACTTTGCAACATTGTCCGCTATCATCGGTTGAGCCGAACCTGAAGCCACAGTCCAAGAGTTAAGGTTTGCAGGACCAACCAAGACACTTAAGAAGTGTTCCTTGTCCGTTGTATCAGCTACCCACGCATTAGCGAATGTAGAACTTTTTAAAAGCGTTCCACTATCATCATAGGTCTTAACCCTCATGTGGTCAGTCCCGTTTGTCGCATAGTTTAAAAATCCTAACTCGTAACTATCCCCTACTCTTATATCAATGGTCGATGGTTGATTAGTTAAGAATGTCCCGTAGGTTGTCGGAATGCCTTTATAAACCAAGTCATCAATAGGACTGTTAATTTGTTTCAGGTAAGTCTGAGCTGAATTAATAGCGTAAATGTAAGTACTCTCAGCACTGGCATAACCACTTACAACCGCTCCGTATTCCTCCCGTATGTTTATCTTGAACTTTTTGTAAACATTCACACCCGTTTTAAAACCAACCGAACCTGCGATTAGATTTGTCATGTCATAACTCAAATAGTTCTCAATGATTCTATGAGCATCTAAGTCTACCGTTCCATCAGCGTAGTATGCAGGCTTTCTCAACTCAGTGATTACATTTGCCGAAGCGTCAAGTACTTGAATCCTATATCTAAAGTTCGTTTGAGTAGTTTGTGAACTCGAAGCTAAATAGATTATCGGGTCAAAACCACTTACAAATAAGTCAGGTTGTTGAATAAATGTAACTGCCATTATCTATATTATATTATTTAATGGCAAAAATACCGACATAAAAAAATAGGTCAGCACCTGCAAGTAACTGACCTATTCTCTTTTTGAATCTTACATGAACAAATATAAGACTTCAAAGATAAAACAATTATTTCAAATTATCATAGTTATTTATTATATACATAATATCATCATCCTCTAAATATCTATCATCCTCAATATGATAATCTATCATAACAGTATTAGGGAACTCTTCTTCATCTTCAGCAATACATAATTCGCAGATTTCATCTAAACTACTGCGGTCTTTGTAATTAATAATTTCTCCATTTGGAGTTTGTGCAACTTTTTTAGGTAATAGCATAATGTTGTTATTTAAAATATTCTACAATATTACAAGTTTAAAGTATCATAAACAAATTATTTTTTAAATTCGGTTATAAGTTTAAACTCCACCTCTTGACCGATTATCAAACTTAGTTTGTTTGTCAGTTCGTTGTATGATTCATCGTTGAATGTATCTGAATAGAAGCGTGTGCCGTCAATACCCTTTAGTTTGATTGCATCAGCCATAGCAGAAGCCATTTGGAAACTACTGACTACAACATCAAACGCACTTTGATTCTTGCTTGTTCTTGCTTGAATACCTTTTCTTGCTATAAAGTCCTGCAAGTTGGTAATCATTTCAGGTGGGGTCGATGTGTTCTTGAATGCGAAACCACTCGGAAAGTCTTTATTAGTATAAGTCTTTGTAGGGACTCCAACTGCCGAACTATTAACCAACCCCTTAACCCCCAAATCTATAAACATCCAATAATCATTTAAATCGATTGCCATTGTCACAACACCCCCTTTGATTGTTGGTGCATTAGCGTGGATGCTCTCAGCTAATCTACTCTCAGTCTTCTTATGCTTAAGTCTTTCTCTTAATAGCTTACGCATACTCTCAGCGTTCTCGTTGCCCCATTCTAAAAGAACATCGGCACACTTGTCTAATATTTCATCACTTATTTTCATTTTGAATGTAATCTAATTATATACTTAGTTTACTTTGGGTGTATAAATGTAAACTAAAAAACATTTATTTCTTTGGTTGGTTATCAGCTTTGTCTTTTAAATAACATAAATGGTTCAAGAAGTCATAGGCGTTCATTTTGAAGTAGTAGTTGAACTTAGACCTATCTTCTTTCGCAAATAGTTTATCAATTGTAGAATACCAAGACCACTTAGAACTAAACCAATCCGTTTCAGGTTCTTCTTCTTCGGTTTCTTTTTCTTTGTTGAAGAGGACCGGGTAACTTCCGATAATTTTACTAAAAGAAGTGCAAAAAAAAACCCTATCGGATAAGCCGTGTCAACATCTAAGTTGTATTGGAATAACTCTGCCCTCCGATTGAACTCAGTCATTTGAACATCCTCGTCTTTCTCCTTGTAGCACATAGTCGCTAAGATTAAATGTAAGTTGTCTACAATAGCTTCTTTCTCCTTAGTCAAACTTGACATGGATATAAACTGCTCGGTATTCCAATCCGTTAAATATTGATTCACAAAGAACCTTTCGCCTTTGACTTCAAACTCAGTAACCCACGCATCAGGGAATGAACTGATGTCGGGAATGGTTACACTCTCTTGCTCTTTTAAAAAGTCAGTCCATTTCATTCGTTTGTATTCAGAAATAGGTTTGCCAGTAAGAACTGACAATACATTGTAAGCCGTTCTAATCTCATTGTTGTCGCCAATCTTAATGGCGTTGTATAACTCTTGGTATGTTTTTATGTTCATCGTATTCTATAAGTGCCAAGTCCTGGCGATTGTATAATGTGTGTGAATCCGTATCTCATCGCATCCATTAAGTGGTTGTGTATTTCAATAGGTTCTCCCGTTGGTTTATTATTCCTATCAGTTGCCCAAACATAAGACCTTAATTCTTTTATAAGGTTAGTTGAATGTTTAGTGACTAATAAGTTTTGTTGTTGTATCAGTTGAATGCCGTGTAGTATTGAATCCTTGCCCTTTAACGCACCCATGCACTTAAGACCGTAGCTTTGTAGTTCTGCTATTGACTTAGGTTCTGCACTGTCACATATTACCATTGTCGGCTCGTTTCTTATTAGATCAAAAATATTCTTATTGCTTAGTTCCTTTTGATATATCAACTCATGAAGTATAAATGAATCATTGTATTTATAAATTCCAATACAAGCCGTTGGGTCAACTGAATATCCAAAGTCTAATCCTATACCTAAAAGTCTTGCATCGTTCGGGATGGTGTCTATTGTAGACCAATTACTAAAGATAGTCCCTTGAACTGAGCCAACCTCCCCAAGTCCGTATACACGCCACCAGTTCTCCCAATAAGTTGATGTCTTAGCCTTTTCTTTAGCCTTTTCTATTTCTTTAACTATTGATTGGTCTAAGGCCTCATTGTCTTTATATGTCAATACCACAAAGTCGGTGTCACTATCCCCAAGCAATTCGGTATCTACCCAAAACTCACTAACTGGGTTATAATCTAAATAAATGAACTTTCGGGTTCTTATCGCTAATTGATAGTATGACTCCCAGTCTATATTATTACACTCGTTTACAAATAATACATCCCTTCTTGCACCTCTTAACTTACTTGAATTGTCTGCACTAAAGAACTCAATGAATGAACCGTTAGTAAAGTTATATGTCAGGCTTGATTTATTAAACTGCTCATCCCGATACATCCCAATCAAATCCATAATCTTTAAGAAGTCACGCATTGCCCCCCTCCTTAAATGTGGGATTGTTTCAGCTACAATACTAATCTCTTGTTTCGGATTCTTTATAGCATAGTCAATTAAAAAAGGCAATACGCTGAATGTCTTAGAAGCTGATGTGCCACCTCTAACCACTCTAACCCTTTTCGTTAGTTTAGATATTTTGGTCTGAGCCGTTGTCTTTTGTAACATTTAAATCTATTCCTTTGAATACTTCGACTTCATGAGTATTCTTGGTTTCGGTCTTATCTACCATACCTAAATCAGCCTTAACAATGTTTGCATTAAAGATACCGATGTAAGCCCCTCTTTTCTTTTGCCCATTAATTATATCCTCTACATGTGTATAGAGTGTCAAAAAATCATTTCCTCTTTCTTTATAGTTCTTCCAAGTATTTCTACTTATGCCCAAAAATGTGTATAACTCCTCAAATAGTAGAGGTGTCTTCTTCCTAATCATTATAGTGCCTTCCTTCACATGGGATTCCTCTACATATTCATAGTCGGTTTCCTTAAACTCAAAATACTCATCGCATCGTTGTGCTAACTCTTCAAATGATTCATAGATTTTTTCTCTACCACCTTTTAATCTTAGTTTCCAAAATTGATTGCCTATGTTTGCCATATTATTTTTGTCTTATAATGTCTAAATATAAATAAAATAGTCTATTGTCGGTTGTGAAGTTAGAAGTAAACTGGGGGCG